TAACTTAGTTGAATTGTAATAACTATCTGATAGTTTGATATTATTACTATCAGAAACTATTACATAATAAATTCCCTCATTAACCAATCCACCAGATGGTGATGTTGAAGTATGAATAACTTTATCACCAGATTTGAAATTATGATTAGATATGGTTATTGAATTATTAGCAATATTGACATCAACAGCACTAAATGTTTTTGAGTTTATTAAAATTTTTCTATTATAGTCATCATATTTTACATTTATTGATGTAGTTATTGCTGGATTTACATCAATTTCTACAAGATCATTGTTTAAAAGACCATGAGTTTGTGCTGTGGAAACCGTGACTATGTTTCTAGATACAGTTCCCGTTATTACTGAATAATTTGTTTTAAAGCTATGATAAACGCCAGTACCAACTCCTGTGAAAAGAAGTGGTTTTATGGAACTGGTAGTTGAAGAAATTCCTGAGAAAAATCCAGTTGATCCTAATCCAACTCTTACCGTAGAAATTCCAATAAAGTTGTCATCATATTTTGCCACATAAACATCGGTATTATCAAATAAAGTAGTTGCTCCCACACCAATCGAATAAACTGTTATTGGACTTCCAGTATTTGTATTGTATGTTAATAAATCGCCAGTATTAAGATTATGTCCAGGCAAATAAATTAGACCATTACCAACGAATACCTGAGTCACTCCTGCTCCAGGATTTGAAATACTAATAGTCGATCCAGCTCCAAGAGAGGAGTCTGTTCCTATTGCCACAGATTCACTTGGATCAAAATAAATTTGCTTGTTTATTGAGTATGAATAATCTGTTTTAAAACCTGAATTGATACTTAATCTTCTTGGCTTTTCATATAAAACAGTTGTAACTGTGTGAGATACTCCAACTGTACCTCCAATTTGTCTCAGAATTCTCAATCTTGATGAAACTGGATCAATATTTAATACTTTTACCTTTTCATCATTCAATAATAAAATATCATTTTCTCTTATGTTTGAAAAACCTAAGTTACCAGATACTGAAATAAATGTAACTATTCCAGTAACTCCAACTGTACCAATTCCTATAGTTGTTGTTCCTGATCCAACTAGAGCAACCTTGCTGGTTTCTATTCCTGCGATATAGTTTCCTTCAATGAGAGATGAGGTTGTGCTAAGTCCAGAAATAGATACTAAATCAAAGTTTGTGAAATTGTGTGGATTTTCGGAATATAAAACATATTGACCTTTATTCCCAATTGGATAAAATTCAACATTTGATAATGTGCTACTTGCTACACTAACACTATCAACATGCTTTCCTCCCAACTTAGATACAACTGCTGAAGCAGAAGATCCTCTTACATTTCCTTCAATGTCTATATTGTTAAAAACAACAGAGTCGTTAATTCTATAGTTATTTCCTCCAGTTAAAATACCTACATTATCAACAGAACCTGGAGAAACTCCAACAATATCGATAGTTTGGTTTAAATTATTTGGTATTGTTACATATTCATATGTTGATTCGGCTTCTATTATGTTATATGGATAGGTGTTTCTAACCCAGTTTGATTGATTTAAATCAATAACATCTTGATTTGAAAATCTATCAAAATTAAACTCATTTGGATTTGATTTAAATGTGTTTCCAACCAAATAAGGGAAAACGGGTCTCTTATATTTTGAGAATGGACCTGAAGAATCTACACTCGAATTGCTAATTGTAGCAAAATAAGCATACGTTCCATTTGGATATTCTGGAGTTATGCAGAATCTTCCATTATTTTCATCTAAAATTGTCTCATCATCAGATTCATAATGAACAAAATCCTCTACAAAAAATCCTTCAGGGAAAGAATTTATAGAAGGTCTACCTTGAGATAATTCAAGTTTGTATCCACTCTTCATTTGAGAGACTACTCCCCCAGATTTAGATGAATATCCATATGGTCCATATATTGGATTTCCATCATATGCCCATCCAATAATAGGAGAGTGGTCAGTTGATGTTATTTCAATCGAGTTTGAAATTCTTAAATCTGGGTTGGAGTATAAAATTCCTCCTCCCTGTTCTCTTGAAAAAAGAATTTCTCTCAGTTTTCTTGGAGCATAAATGTGGCAATACTGAAGTCCAAAGTCACGGTTAGTTCCTAGAGACAAAAATCCATCATCTTCTGATATTTTGTTTATATACTTTTGGAATAAATTAACAGTCCAAGATTTTATCCTTGCCTTAAATGAAGCACCTGTTCCAGGATGAGATGCTGTAATTTCTGTTGAATTTTGTGAGTATCCACCACCACTTTCAATTACTTTAACTTCAACTATTTGATTATTTTCGACAATTGGTGTTAATACAGCACCAGTTCCAGTTCCAGTAACAAACAAATCTGGAGAAGATGTATAATTCTTTCCAACATTATTTACAAGAACCTGAACAATTTTTCCATTTGAAATTATGGGTTGGAATTCTGCACTTGTTCCACTGAGAATTGATATATTTGGTTCTCTTTCTATGCCAAATATATCTTCGATTCCATAAGAAGAACCTCCAGACACTAACTGAACAGATTCAATTGAACCCCTGAAAATAGGTTGTATCTGAGCTTTATAATTTGAAGAAAGTCCAACATTTCCCACCAAAGAAACACTTATTGGTGGATAGTTAAAAATGTGTTGATCAGAATTTTTTGAAGTTATATTGATATATTGTTTTGTTTTGTAATAAAAATCTTCACTATATTCACCACTTCCAACTTCGGAAAGTCTAAAATTATTATCATCTATCTTTGTGATATAATAATTTGTATTATTTGATAGACCACCTATTACAGAGCCTCCCGTAGAATACTTTACAACTTCACCAGAAGAGAATCCGTGGTTTCTAATATTAATAGAATCTGTTGATGTATTAATACCAGCAAAAGAAACTTGACGTTTTTTATTTTGGTATCCTACTCCAGAATTTTCTACAGTTACAGAAGCTAAAATAGACTTCTTATTAACTGACTCTAGAGAATGATTACCCAAACCATAGTCGTTAAAAGTTATTGTATTGATGCCAGAAATAGCATCTCCAAAAGTTTGATGTAGTTTTACCGAAGTTGGTGAAATTACAGAAACATAATAAGTTGAGTTTGTTGTTAATCCGGATATTGATTTTTGTCCAGATGTTTTATAAATTACAGATTCGGCATTTCTAAATTTATGAGCAGTGCTAAATCCAATTGTAGATAAAGTTGCTCCAATAGAAACTAGATTTGATTTTTGTTCTGAATTAAATGAAACTTCATGAGAGACTAATTTCATATTAGCTCTTGCTCTTGCCCCAGTTCCATTTCCTCCAGTAATTTTTACTGTTGGAGTCTCTAGATAATCAAATCCAGGATCAATAATCCTAATTTCCAGAAGAGAACCTGATACGGCACAGTTTCCTGTTGCTCCACTACCGATAGAATCTGATATTACTATTTGTGGTGGGTTTATAATATCATAATTGCTTCCAGTGGATAGAACTTCGATGTTATTGAGAGGTCCATAGTAAATTTTATCTTTACTCTTATAATTTAATATTTCAACGCCATTTACTAATATTCCATTAAATCCAGGAAGAGTTTCTACTGTATTATTTGTATGAACTGGAGTTGAAATTTCCCTTAAAAGTTTTTGGGATTCTAAGGACTTATTATAAAAAAGATAAGGCTCTATTTTATTATTTGATACAGTTGTTGGTAGTTCAACATTTAAAAACTTACCATTTAAAATATCTGACTTGCTTTTGGCAAACTTTACATTATTTTGATCAATTCTCTTAATAAAATAAATTCCTTCATCAAATAGTGAACTTGATACTACAATGGAAGTTAAAGAATTTCCATCAGCATCTATAGAAGTAACTTCTGATTTTTCTGGAGTATAGTAAATAGAGTCTCCAGTATAAAATCCGTGATCTTCTAATGAAGTTAAAGTTATAGTTTCCCCTTGGTATGTTCCCGAAAAAGTTATAGAGCGATCGGAAACATTCAGTCTTTGATTGACGTAACTTGGTAATGATGAAGAAGCTACTAATATCTTATCTTTATCCCTATAAACATTTTGAATGTTCGCATAAAAAATGTTTGCATTTTGGAAATTGGAAGAATCTACTTTTAGAATCTTTCTTTTAACTTTAAATGAATTTCCTACAAGAGTGCCTTGACCATTTATTACTATTGTTTTTTCTGATAAAACATCAAGTACTCTTGCTTCAGCAATGCTAGTTTCACCTTCTATTATTTCTAGAAAATCTCCTATTTGGAATGCATGTCTATTATTAAATGTTAAACTATATGTCTCGTCTGAAGAATCTACAACTTCATAAGTTTCAACATTATAAGTGGCAGCAGTATTGAAGATCCAATCATTATCTAAAGAATTCTTTCCTTGGAATCCAAAAGTTGGAATTGTAGCAGTATCTCCTTTTGAGTAAAAATAATTTGGAGTATCAATATTGACACTATTAAGAATGGAATTTATACGAACTCTAATTTCAGTACCAAATCCAGTAGTTGCTGAAGCATATGTATTGATTCCTACTATAGAATTGTCTATAATATCGGAACTAATATTAGAACAACCCAAAAATTGATTCAAATTTTTGGATGTATATGATACTATTCCTGTAGTTCCATCAAAAAATTGAACATAGACTTCACCTTGAGTGGAAAATCCAACGGTGGAATCTACATCAATAGTTGTAGAACCTGATAAAGTTCTACCAATTGATCTAGTTTTGGGGTGAACGGAAAATTTGCCATAAATTGCACCATCAAAAGCTGGATCTCTGTTGTATCCTCCGTCAATTTTTAATTTATAAAATGTTCTTGGATCTTCAGAAGTTATTGTTTCTATTTCAGATACTGTTCCATATGCTTTCGTTAAATTTAAATACTCATTTTGGAACAATGTTAAATTTGCGATCTCTTCAATGGGACCGGAAATTAATTCAACAACTAAATCGTTAGTTACTTTATAGTGAGCATCTGATGGTCTAAAAAGTAAATCTTTTGGTCTTATTACTTTTACATCTTCTCCGTATAGTGCTTTGAATAAAATTTCAAAAGATCTATCGGTTCCCTTACTTCTATAAAAATCTTTTATTTGCTTTAGTAGCAAAGATTCATTGGCTTTATCAACAAAAGTTCTATTTTCAAATCCAGGAGCAATTTGATACTTTGTTTTTATCAAAAACTCTTGCAAAAAGAGATTGCTTAGATTGAAAATTTCTGTCCCTTGGGAATGAGAAGCAGCACTAGACTCATTAAAAATGAGCTCATCATTTGGATTTAATTTATAAGTAGCAGCTATCCCTACATTTGTATTTTTGTATGCTACAATTCCACTAAATCCTCTGTAACAATTAATAAAAGCACTGTCAGTTTTGCTTTCATATACAATAAGTTCATTATCAATGGAAATTAATCCATATTTGTCGGGAAACCCTTTAGTTCCTGTTTCGGAGTCCAAAAGATTGATGTTAATAGTTTCATCAAACTCGCTAATGTCAGATCCAAGAACGGTGGAAGTTTTTAATTCTGTGATAGAATCTATTTTGACATACTTATCAATGTTTTGAAGTAAGTCAATCGGAGCACCTTGAAATTCTTGAGCAAGATAATACTGCGTTAAAAATTCTCCAACAAGAGGAAAATCCTCTTTAACGTATTGGGGAATTTGATTCTTTACGACATCTTTAATTTGGATTCTTTTTTCTGACATGTTATTACAATCTTACTAGGTTCCCGTTACTGTAGCTTGAAGAAACGATATATTTTGATGCCGCAGGATCTAATCCAGAAGCAATTTCATCAATGACCATTTCAAAAATACTGCTATTAATATCTAGTTGCAAATAAAGATCCTGTTTTCCAATAACATCATTGGACTTAGGTATAGTAGAAATCTCAATGATAGGTTGTCCATCTTTTGTTTTGGCAGACAAAACATTTATTGGATTTATAGTTATAACGCCATTTTTATAATCTATGTTGCCAACGTTTCTTCTTAGAATCGTGGGAGTTCTTGAATTTGTTGACCCAACAGTAAACAAGAATAGCGATCCAGTTTCTCTATTAGTATTTGGTACATCACCGAGATAAACTGTTTGAGAAATACCTGCCACTCTAAATCCAGTAGACTTGATATTATATCCATCCATACTTGAAATATGAAATTCATTACCAAAACCAATTTGGTATTCGGCAAAGGTATTTAAAACCACTCTCAAGTCTCTTCTCATCTGAACTGTAGTAATGTTAGATGTGATAGATTCGTGGCTATCGTCAATTAATTTCAAAAATTTGCTATACTTGAATCTTGCTCCATATCTATTTAATTCTGTTGATTCTGAGTACTTTGTAGCATTAGATTGTACAATGCTTGAAACAAATGAGGCAGATGGTGCTAAATTTGTATTATAATAAACTTTTGAGTTAATCTCTACGTACAAATATTTTAAATCCAAAATTTCTGGAACTATTCCAGCTACAGCATATTTTTTTAATTTTAATTTGATACTTTCCTTTTCCAGATTTGGTAGAAAATCTCCAAATCTTGGTTTAATACTTATGAAAACCTTTCCATATTGAGGAGGAATTAATTCTTCTCCACCAAAAACAGAAATAGCCTCAGTTTCTGGATAAATTTTGGAAGGAATAAGAGTTTCAAAATCATTTGCTGTTAGTGCTCTATTTTGAGAAGCATATATCCTTGGAGCATATTTTTTAATTGACTCCACTGATTCAATATTTTCTCCTCCATTAGCTGGAAGACTTGTACTAAGTAAAGAAATTCCAGATGTTACCGTATACTCAATAGAATTTCTTGTATAAGTTAGTCTTCCAGAGAAATTAAAACTATTAATCCCATTGGCGCTATCACCATTGGAAGTTATATAATTCGCGGTGATAAAATTTCCTTCTTCTAACTGTCTTCCAAATATTCCATCACCAAAGATCAATTCATATCTTTCATCTTCAATTTCCTGAAGAAAATATACATTTGAAGTTGAGTCTATGTCAAATAAACTATCTTGATAAACATATTTTACCGATGTTGTAGAGTTTTCGTTGGATTTTACAGTTACTGATATAAGTTCAGTATCAATCCCCGAATTTGGTAAAATATATTTTTGATTTGGATTTCTAGAAGAATATGTAAAATTATTTGTTAATAGAACACCTTCGTATATTGTTAAATTTGTAAACGTTGCTACCTGATTAAAGACTGGTACTGTTACATCATCTAAAATGGAGAATACAAATGATTGATTTCCAAAATTTCCTGATGATGTTGCTACAACTCCCTTCTTCAAGGTTAGTGATGCTGGAGCTGGATTTACATTAGAAACATCTACAAAGAAAGATACTGTAGCAGATGCTGCTTTTCTTGAGCGTGGAATATATCCGATATTTCTTGCCAGAGAAACGACGTTTTCTCTGATAGTAGCACTATCAATGAAAACTTCATTTGCAACCATATTTGCATTATATGAAGTAATATAGGTATTGTATGCCAAAACATCAAGTATAGTTGAAAGGTTTGAACCTTCAAAATCATAGTCAGTAAAATTTGGATTCGCTTTTAAATAATCTCTAAGCGTTGTCTTAACCTGGTCAAAATCCAGGTTAGAAAAATTTACTAGTGGCATTTTACCTAGTTGGTTGCAAAACGAATTGTAATTGTTGTGTAGGAACGTCTATTCCTACTATTGTATATTGAATTATCACATCAAAAGAATTGTTATCATAATCCGCATTAACTATAACATCATTTAAATCTACTCTTGGTTCATAATTTACAATAGAAGATGCTATTTCATCTCTAATGTTGGATGCTGTAATCTCATCAACGTTCTCAAAAAGTATTCGTGAGACTCTAGATCCAAAATTTGGGTTAAAAAACTTTTCACCAGGGAGAGTAAATACAATATTTCGAATGGAACGAGAGATAGCACTCTCATTTTTGAGTGCTATCAAGTCACTATTCAGAGGATTACTCTGAAAGGTCATACTAATATCCTTGAAACCTTGACTTACCCTTTGTAGAGGCATTGAATATTATAATTCTATCTTATTTATTCGTGATTTTTGACTTCATAAAGTGGTTCTGTGCCATATTCCCAATCATCATAGTCTTCATCATTACGAATTCTTTCGTGAATTTCGTTTTGAACCTTAAAATCGTGTTTTTTGGGGGTCAAATCGTCATTGGCGATCTCCCTCAACATCTTTTCTTCCATTTTTTTGCTCCTGATCTGTTAAATCAGAACTTTTTACGGGGTTGCTATCCCGAATTTCTGTAATTTCGTACATAAAATCATCAGATGTCTCGATTTTACGACGATTTTCTACTGAATATTCGGTTAAGTCGATTTCATATCCTGGATTTTTTGTAATTCTATTCTTTGTCCATGCATCATCATACCACAAAATCTTATTATTTGGGTAAGCATAGAAGTTTCCATTGTCCATCTTGAAAAAATGGGCACATTTATGCTCTGGAGTCTCGCTGAAGTTGGTATTTAATGTAGATTTTGATTCCCAAGACCAGTCAAGAGTAAACAAATAAGTGCCTTCATTCTTTTTCCCTTTATAGTTGATCAGTTCAGCACGTAAATTAGCAAGTCTTGAACGTACTTGAACATCAATATAAGGAGAGAAGCAGTCCCACCACATACACTCTTCTAGATCTACTGGAGGAGCATCTGGCTTCCAACAGAATGCATGAATAGGTCTACGAGTCCAGTTCACTCCATTCTCTAGAAACGCCTCAAAGAGGGGTACGTGCTTCTCTAAGGAAGCTACAGAGTGTACATCGCATAAAGTTACCTCTCCGTGACCTTTTTTATGATTATACAAAAATTCATTACGAATGTAGCAAGTAAATGTTGGGAGATTGTGATTAAGATATGCCATAAAATTTCAATAAAAAAAGCAGGACCATAAGATCCTGCTCTATCTATACTATTAACCTTTACCTTGTCCGCGATACTTTTTTTTACGTCCATTACGAGAAGTTGGACTTAGTAGTGTACGAGCAGAACGACCTTGACGTGTTTTCTTAGGTGCTCCAGGTTGAAAAACATTAGCCTTCAGTGCCATAAATTTCCTCCAAT